GAGGCCGACCGCACCGCGCGCGAGGCGGCCTCGGCCCTCGAGACTGCTACACCGGGCCCAGGCGCCGGCGAGGAGGAGGACGGTGCCCCCCTCACCGCCTCGCCGGCGCCGAGCGGCCCTCCTCCTCGAGACATGACCGATCGCCCGCTACAGGCGCCGGTGCGGCTCGCGCTCATCCTCCGCTGCCCGAGCTGCAACGAATCGGCGACCGTCGAGGCGACGCTCTCGGCGCGCGTCGTGCGTGACAGCGACGGCACCGGACACATCGCCTTGCGGACCCGCGCGGCGAAGGTAGGTCACGTTTGCGGGCAGATCGCGCTCGGGCTCGTCGAGGGCCCGAGGGTTCGATGATCGCCGCGGTCGACGCGATCGCCTACGTGATTACGACCGTCCTCGCGATCGTCGGGCTCCTCGCCTCGATCCGCTGGGCCGACACTCGGCTCCGCTGCGAGCTCGGCGATCACGTTCGCACGACCGACACCGTGACGAGGTGCGTCCGGTGCTCGAAAATCCTCGTCGAACGACCGTTCGAAACACCCCCCCGGCGCCCCCCCTATTCGGATTCTCCTCATCATCATGGTGTTGAAACTGTGGATAACTCGAGCTCGTCACGATCGGCTCGAGCACGCCGGCGAGCTGTTGATAACTCGAGCTCGACGGTGGACGCGGAATCCCCGTTCCCGTGGGAGGACGACTTCCCGCTATCGCCCGATACGGTCGACGACATGACCGTGCATCCGCTCCGGATTCCATGACCTCCGAGCTCCGCGATCCGAGCGTCGCGATCACGGCCGTCGAGGCGGCTCAGCTCCTCGGCGTGTCGCCTCGCACCGTCAAGCGGATGCGGAGCTCCGAGCTCCCGTACTGGCGCGTCGGCTCTCGAGGCGATCGCCGCTACTCGAGGGCCGACGTCGAACGCTACAAGCTCGCTCGAGCTGCCGGCACCCTCGGACTATGAGCTGGGCCTCGGCACCTCCGACCTCGATCCTGCGACGCTCGAGGGCAGCTCGGGATGCGACACGGCGCCGGCTCCTCGAGGCGAATCCGCTGGGCATCTGTCGACGATGCGGCGGCCCAGGCGCGACCTCGATCGGTCACATCGTCCCCCTCTCGAAAGGTGGTACTGACCTCGATGCCAACCTCTCGCTCGAGCACCTCCGCTGCAACATCGCAGCGGGCAACCGACCCGACCGACCCCGCGCCCGGATCGTCGACCCTCCCTCATGGGCGAGCTCCTCGAGGCCGCCTGCGCCATGACCCCGACCGCGACGTCATCGATGCGCTGGTCGGCGGCGTGTCGCAGCTGCGAGCGTGGGAGGACGCGAATGCTCGCGATTACCTCGAGCTGGGCGAGGAGCTCAAGCTACGGCGCATCCTCACCGAGCTCGAGGACCTCCTCGATCGCCTCACGGCGGTTTTCTTGGGATCGAGCGGCCGACACGCGACTACGCCGGTCGCGCGGAATGGTGCCGAATCCGGGGCCGACCCGGACAGACTGACGTGAGCCGGGCGCCGTGGGCCCGGCCGCTCACCGCGGCGCAGCTCGCCCGCGAGCTCGAGGCGGTGCTCGAGGAGCTCACGCCGACCCTCCTCGACGTCCTCGACCCCGACGATCCCGACACCGCTCACGGCGCCGCCGAGCTCCTCCGATCGCTCGAGCGCCGCGGCCTCGAGCTGCGCGAGCGCCGGCCGCCGCTGCCGGGGCAAGATGAGCTCTGACGTCGAGGGCGCCCGACCCCAGGACGTCGGGCGATCGCACTCGCGCCGGCGGCGCGTAGCGGCTCGAGCTCTGACGGCCGCCGAGCGGCTCGAGCTCCTCGAGGCGACGCCGCTCGACGCCTACCGGGCCGCGATCGAGGCGGCCGAGTGGCTCTACGCGGCCGACGAGCTCGCGGTAGTCATGCTCCGCGACGTCCTCGCGGAGCTCTCGCCGCCAGCTCCCCTCGGCGAGGCGATCCTCGGCGGCCCGCTGCCGGCGCCGAAGGTGGCGATCGCCGACCGGCTTAAACTCTGGTCGCTCGCGCTCGGGCTCGCCGGCGAGCTCGGGCTCACCGCTGACTCGCGCCGGCGGATCGGGCTCGAGCTCACGCCGGCGAACGACCCAGGCGGCCCGGCGCGAGCTCCTCGAGGACCGCGCTCCCGGCGCATCGACTTCGGCGGCGAGTGAGCCGGCGGCCGCCGGCGCCGCGGTGGCAAACACCGCTCCCGGCCGGCGTCGATGGCTCATGGGGCCCGGACGTCGCCCGGTTCGCCCGCGATGAGCTCGGGCTGACCCTCGATCGGCCGCAGCAGCGGGCGCTCAACCGGGCGCTGGCGACCCGCGGCGGCCGGCTCGCGCACCGGGTGTACCTCCTCAGCGAGGGCCGGCAGAGCGGCAAAACGGTCACGGTTCGATCCCTCATCGGCTGGGCCCTCACCGCGGCGCAGCTCCCGGCGAGCTGGTCGGCGATCCTCGGGCTCGCGTTCGACAAGAAGCAGGCCCGGATTCCGTACAACGCGGTGCTCGAGGACCTCCGGCCGATCGCCCGCCGGCTCGGGCCCGCCGGCCGCGGCGGGATCAGTCTGACCCGCTACCTCGGCATCACGTCACGGATCGCCGGCCGGCACCGGACATACGACGTCGGCTCGAGAGAGGCGCGCGACGCGATCCGCGGCCTCTCGACCGACCTCGCACCGTTCGACGAGGTGCGAACGCACCGCACCGACGAGGCATGGGCCGCGCTCCTCCCCACAATGGCGGCCCGCCCGGAGCCTCTCGCATTCCTGACCTCGACCGCCGGCGACGTCCGCGCGGTAGTGCTCCGCGCCCTGTTCGACCGCGGGCTCCGGATCATCGCCGGCGAGGAGCCGGCCGAGGGCTTCGGTATGACGTGGTACGCGGCGCCGGCCGGCGTCACCCAGGGCGATGTAGAGGCCGCTCGAGCTCTCGATCGAGAGGCGACGCGGCGCGTCCTCGCGGCCGCCTACAGCTCGACGCCGGCGATGGCGGCCGGCCGGATCACCGAGGCGACCGTTCGCTCCGAGCTGTTCGACCTCTCGCCGGCGAAGTTCGTCGCCGAGCGTCTGAACCTATGGGTCGACGAGCTCGAGGACGAGCTACTACCGGCCGGCGTCTGGGCCCGGCAGGCGGGCCCGCAACCGATCGGCGTCGTCCGCGGCCGCGTCGTGCTCGGCGTCGAGGCCGTCCCGAGCTGGCGCCGGGCCTCGATCGTCGTCGGGCTGGTCCTCGATCACGGCGACGTCTGGCTCGGGATGGCGGCCGACCTCGACTCGAGTCGCGGCCGGAGCTCGAGCGTATCGCCCGACGAGCTCGTCGAGGAGCTCGAGCGGGTCGCCGACGTCTGGCACCCCGCGGCGGTCGCCTACAGCGCGGCGGCGGCCGCGGCGCCGCACCTCGGGGCGTGGCTCGAGGCTCGCGACCTCCCAGGCGTCGCGCTCACCGGCGGCGACCTCCGGCGAGCTTCCGAGCTCTGGCGCGGCGAGCTCGTCGGGGCCCGCGTCCGGCACGCCGACGATCCGCTCATGGCGGCGCAGCTCCGCGTCGCCCGGCCCTCGGGCCCGATCGAGGCCGGGAGCTGGTACATCAGCGTGAAAGCGTCGCTCGGCGAGGTTGACGCGATCCGAGCTGGCGCGTGGGCGACATGGGCCGCGATCGCTCCGGAGGTTGTCGAGGTTGCGCCGCAGATATTCTGACGGCGACGTCGGCGTGCGCCGGCGCACCACCGAGAGGAGCTCGAGCGATGAGCTACACCATCAGCGTGAGCGGTCACGGCCTCGACGCCGAGGCGGCCCGGCAGGCGTTCACCGATCTGATCGCGGCCCTCGACGAGGCGACCGGCGACGCCGGCTCGAAAGCGTCCGGGCAGCTCAGCGGGACCGAAACGAACGACAGCGGCGTGAGCGTCGCATTCCTTGTCCGGGCCGAGGACGTCCGCGGCGGCGAGGAGCCGGCCTCGGACGCGAACGCGACGTCAACCGAGGAGCCGGCCGGCCTCGCGCCCGTCGTCGACAACACCGCCGGCCGCACGGTCGACACCGAAACGGCGATCCTCGAGGCCCAGGCCGCCGAGGCGACCGTGCCGGCCGAGGGCGACACGCCGGAGCCGAGCTCGGGCAACGCCGCGAGCGACACGCCGGCCGAGGGATCGGTCGAGCGCTAGTCGCGAAACGTCCCGAATCGTCACGGTGCCGGTAGGCGATCGCCGGCGATAGTGTTCGGCCGTGGGCCGGGCGAAGGATCGCCGCAAGAGCGGCGAGGGTAAGCGTCATCGGGCGAGCTCTACCCTCGCCGCCTCGACTACCGCCCGCACGGTCGGCCGGAGCTATGGCTCCCCGTGGTGGGTCAATCCGGCCGACCTCTCAACCCCCCTCGGGAGCTGGTACGGCCTCGGCGCCGGCGAGGCGGCGGCCGTGGGCCTCTCGGCGCTCTGGCGCGGAATGACGCTCATCTGTGACGCGCTCGGCTCCCGGTGGACCCGCTGGATCGAGTACGACGGCAACGAACCCGTGCCGCTCTCGAGGCTCGCGATCCGGCCGGCGGCCCGGCTCACCCGCCGGCGGTGGGTATGGCGCGTCGTGGCGGCCGAGATTCTCTACAACCGCTGCCCGTTGTGGATGGTCGGCGGCCTCGATGACGAGGGCGTCCCGTGGTCGCTCGTGCCGCTCCCGCCGGATTCGGTCAATCCGGACGGGCCGACCGACGAGCTCCTCATCGCGGGCCCGACCCGCTACCGCGTCGGTCATACCGTCGTGTCGGCCGAGGAGCTCACCTTCGTCTACCGGGCCGAGCTCCCGAGCGTCCCGCCGCATATGGCCGGGCTCCTCGAGCTCGCCCGGCGCGTGTTTCAGCAGGCGATCGCGGCCGACGTCGCCGCGGCCCGCTATTGGGCCCGAGGCGGCTCGCCGACCGACGTGATTACGACCGATCAGGTCATCACCGGACCCCAGGCGACCGAAATCGAGGAGCGTTGGCTAGACAAGCGTGCGACCGGCCGGCCCGTCGTGATCGGTCGCGGCGGCAAGGCCGAGCCCTACGGCGCCGACCCGACGTCGGCGACCGCCGTCGAGGCCCGCCGCGAGCTCGTCGCCGACGTCGGCCGGCTCATCGGCGTCGGGCCGCACCTCCTCAACGCGCCGGCCGGCGACTCGATGACGTACTCGACGACGGAGAGCGAGGGCCGGGCGTTCGTCCGCTACACCCTCTCGGGCTACGCCGACCCGATCGCCGACACGATCAGCGACCTCCTCCCCGGCGACCATGAGACCGGCCGGCGGATCGAGATTGACACCGACGCTTTCGAACGGCCGGGGATGCTCGAGCGATTCCAGGCGCATGAGCTCGGGCTCCGGAACGGCTGGCTCGACCTCGCCGAGATTCGAACCGACGAGCGCCGGCCGCCGATGGCGGAATCCCCCGCGAGCCCGCCGGCACCGGCCCAGGGCGCCGAGGACGAGCTCGAGGACGACGCTCGGGGCGCCGAGCAGCTCTCGGCCGCTCTTAGGCCGAATTAGGAGGGCAGAGCGTATGCCGCCGACGACAACCGGCCGGGTCCGCGTCCGCGGCCGGCGCCTCGAGGGCCTCGCGCTCCCCTACGGCGTCGCGATCCTCGCGCCCGAGACCGGCGCGGTCGAACGCTGGGCGCCGGGCGCGTTCCGGGCCGAGGCCGGCCGCTGGCGCAACCGGCGCGACGGAGCTCGGCTCCCATTCCTGAACCGGCACGGCGGCGAGGTGATCGGCGCGGTCGACGTCCTCGAGGACACGCCGGCCGGGCTCCGCTTCCGGGCGGAGCTCCTCGACACCGCGGCCGCTCGCGACTACGCGGCCCAGGTATCGGCCGGAGCGAACGGGATCAGCGTCGAATACGACATGTCGAGCCGTGGTCGCCGGCTCTCGAGCGGCGGCACCGAGTACACCGAGGGCCGCCTATTTGCGATCGCCGGCTCGCACGCGCCGGCCTATGACGGGGCGCGCGTCGCGCTCCGCAACCGAGGAGGAGCAGCGATGCCACCCCGCACGACGACGGCGCCGGCCGATTACCTCGACGTCCTCACCGGGCGCCTCGAGGCGCTCCGGCAGCAGCGCGACGGAATCAGCGCGATCGCCGAGGCCGAGGGCCGCGAGCTGACCGACGCCGAGCTGACGCAAATCGATGCGATGGATCAGACCGAGGACCGGATCGAGGCGACGATCGCCCGAGCCGAGGAGGACCGCAACCGGCGACAGGCCGAGGCCGGCGCCGCCGCTCGAGCGACCGAGGCGCCGGTCCCGGTCATCGAACGCGCAGCTCGAGGCGGCACGACGGAGGCGCCGACCGCCGGCGGGCCGAATCCGTTCGCCCGCTACACCGGGCCGGGCGCATGGCTCCGCGAGCAGGCCCTCGCCCGGCAGGGCAACACCGACGCGCGGAACCGCATCGAGCGGGCGCTCGCGAACGTCACGACGACGGTAGCGCCGGGCGTGATCCCGGCGCCGATCGTGGGCGAGATCATCGGCGGCTTCAGCCGGCGCCGGCCGCTCGTCGACGCATCGAATCAGGTCCCGATCGGCGACGCCGGCATGAGCGTCATCCGGCCGATCCTGACCGGCGGCGACGTCGACGAGCAGGTCACGCAAAAGACCCAGGTCACCTCGACCGCAATGGCGATCGACCCGATCACGACGCCGCTCAAGACCTACGCCGGCGGTGTCGACGTCGCATGGCAGCTCATCGAGCGGAGCTCGCCGGCGGCCCTCGACGCGATTTTCCGGCGCCTCGGCAACCGCTACGCGCGCCGGACGGAGATTGTCGCGGCCGCGGCGTTCGTCGCCGGCACGTCGGTCGCGCCGATCGTCACGACGGCCGGCCTCACCGCGGCGAAGGTGATCGCGGCGCTCGTCCAGGCGTCGGCGGTCATCGCGGCCGACGATGACGTCGACACCTTCCCCGACTCGATCTACATGTCGCTCGCGACGTGGCAGACGGTCGCCGGCCTCGTCGACACCACCGGCCGGCCGTTGTTCCCCTACGGCGGCGGCATCAACAGCTTCGGATCGCAGAGCTCGCCGGGCGAGCTCGGGCCGATCCTCGGGCTCCGGCCCGTCGTCGTGCCGCGTTTCACCGGCTCCGTCCTGACGGTCGGCGTCGCCGAGTACTTCGAGACCTACGAGCTCGACGGCGCGCCGGTCGAATTCCGCTCGATCGAGGCCGACCTACTCGGGACGAACGTGAGCGTCGCTGGCCTGTTCAACGCGGCCGTCACCGATCCCGCAGCGTTCCAAGACATCACCCTGACCGCGTGACCCTCATCGACGCCGCGGCCGTGCTCGCCTACGTCGGCAAGGCGAGCCCGACCGCGGAGGACACGACTCGAGCGGGCGCGATCGCCGCGACGATCAATGCGGCGATCACGACCCGCCTCGACTGGCCGGACGGCACCGGCGAGGACCGCTACGGCGTCGCGATCCCGGCGCGCGTCGCAACGGCCGACGAGACTGCCGAGCTCACCGAGGCCGCGCTCATCGCGGCCGCCGAGCTCTGGGCCCGGCGGTCGGCGCCGTTCGGGATCACGGGCTATTCCGACGCTGACGGCGCGGCGATCCGCGTCGGTACTGACCCGATCCTCAGCGTCGCCGGCATGGTCGACCGGCATCGGTCCTACCGATGAGCGCAATCTCGGACGCTCGCGACGAGCTCGTCGCCGCGCTCGAGCTCGCCGGCGTCGACGTGACCGACCCCAGGACTCAACTCGCGGTACCGGGCGCGCTCATCCGCCCCGGCGATCCGTGGCTCGAGCCGGCGGCGATCGGCGGCGGAATCTACGCGCTCCGCGAATCCGTCCTCCTCGTCGCCGGCAAGGCCGACCGGCTCAGCTCGCTCGAGGCCCTCGAGTCGCTCGCAAACGCCGCGATCCCGGCGATCCGGGGCCTCAATCAATGGACCTCGACCGGCGGCTCGAGGGCAAAGTCAATGGAGCTCTACGGGGCGACCTACCTCATCACCGAGCTGGTCGCCGATCGGCTCATACAGCTCTAGGGAGGACAACCGATGGCCGCGACCCCGGCGGTATCCCCGCTTTTCGTCAAAAACGCGATCGTGTCGCTCGGCTTCAATGGCGGCGCCGGCGTGCAGCTCGAGTGCCACGTGCGCCGGGCCGCCATCGTCCCGACGCCGGGCGACGTCGTGACCTATCAGCCGTTGTGCACCGATGCGAGCTACTCCCAGGCGGCGGCCGACACGTTCGCGCTCGAGCTCATCGGCGTTCAGGATTGGTCGGCGACCGGGCTCGCTCGGCTCCTCTGGGACAACGCCGGCGAGGACGTCACGTTCTCGATCGCCGCCTATGGCGCGATCGCCGCCAACACGCCGGCGATGACGGGCGTCGCGAAAGCGGTGCGACCGCCCTACGGCGGGACGGCCGACGAATGGGCCGAATTCGACCTCGAGCTCCCGATCAGCGGGATCCCGGTCCTCGACTCGACACCGTGAGCAGCGTCCGGGCCGAGGTGAAGGGAATTCCCGAGCTGCATCGCAAGCTCGAGCGGCTCGACGCCTCGACTGACGACATGAGCCGAGCGCACGGCGCGATCGCGCCGCGGCTCCTCCGGGCGATCGCCCGGCGCACCCGGATGCGAACGGGCCGGCTCGTCGCCGGCTGGCGAGCCGGTATCTCGGCGGTCGCGGCCCACGTGACGAACGTCGAGCCGTATGCCGGCCCGCAGGAGTACGGCTGGCCGGCCCGCGGGATCGAGGAGGCCGGCGCCGTCAACGCGGCGATGGCCGAGCTCGAGGCGCCGATCATCGAGGCCTACAGCGAGGAGCTGCGCCGGCAGATCAAGGCGATCGGCGGGCAACCGTGAACGGCCCGGCACCCCAGGCGCCCGAGCCGGAGCTCGAGCCTCTCGACCTCGCCGCGATCCTCGAGGAGGGCCCGCCGCGGCGTACGGCGATCCTCGACATGCAACGGCTCGATCTGAACGCGCTCGGCGTCGGCGAGATTCTCGAGCTCAGCCGGGCCGCCGGCGTCGACCCCGAGGAGCTCGGCGGCGTCATGCGGAAAGGCAACGCAGCGGCGAAAGGCCGGCTCGCGATCGCGCTCGCATGGGTCATCGCCCGGCGGCGCGAGCCGGGCCTCGAGCTCGAGGACGTCGAGCGGTGGGCGATCGAGGTGCGCGGTGCGCCGCCGGCGGGCCCTACGCGGCCGCTCGAGAACGGCTCGAGCTCGAGCGGGCAGAGTGGCTCATCAACATCGCCGAGCTCGCGCGCGTCACGCCGCGCGAGGCGGAACGGCTAACGATGTACGAGGTGCTCGCGGTCGCTCGAATCCGCAAGCGACAAGCCGACCGCGCCCGCCGGCGCCGGAGGCGGTAGGGTGCCGATCCCTCTCGTCGTTTCGATCGTCGGCGACACAAAGCAGCTCGGGCGATCGCTCGACGACGCCGGCGATCGGGCGACCGGATTCGGGCAGCGTTTCGACCTCGGGCTCGTCGCAAAGGTGGCCTCATTCGGCGCGGTCGCGACGGTCGCGGTCGGCGGGCTCCTCGCGCTCGGCAAGGCGGCGAGCGATGACGCGCGAGAGGCGGCGGCCCTCGAGCTCGCGGTCAAGAACGCCGGCGCCGCGACGGGCGACTGGACCGGCGCCATCGATCGCGCCATCGTCGCCGGCGAGGCCCTCGCGTTCAGCGACTCCCAGGTACGCGAGTCGCTGACGACGCTCGTCGCCGCGACCGGCGACATGACGCGAGCGACCGAAGGCCTCGCGCTGGCGCAGGACCTCGCCCGGCTGAAAGGAATCGACCTCAGCACCGCGACCGATGCGGTCGCGAAGGCTCAGGACGGCAACGCGACCGCGCTCGCCCGGCTCCTCAAGCTCTCGACCGAGGGCAAGGATGCGACCGACATTCTGGCCGAGGCGCAGCGGCTCGGCGCCGGACAGGCCGAGCTCTACGGCGACTCCCAGGCGGGCGCCGCCGATCGGGCCGCGATCAAGCTCGGCGAGCTCGGCGAGAAGGTAGGGACGTTTGTCGCGCCGGCCCTCGAGGGCCTCACCGACGCCGGCATCGCGGTCATCGACTGGCTGACCTCGATCGTCGAGGAGCACGGCCCGGCGTTCGCCCGCGGCATCGACAAAGTGAAGGGCGCAATCGACACGTTCATGCGCGGCGTGAGCCGGGTCGCCGACTTTTTCGCGAACCTCATCGACCAGATCGGCCGCGGGATCGATGCGGTAGAGGACTTCATGGCGACGATTGACTCGCTGGTCCCGAAGATCAACGGAATCCCGGTGTTTCCGCACCTCCCCGGCCTCGGCGGGCCCGGCCTCGAGGCCGCCACGGTCGGCGGCCCGGTGAGCTCCTCGAGCGCGACAATCACGATCAACACCGGCGCCGACCCGGACGCGGTAGTTCGGGCGCTGACCCGTTGGGTCGGCCGGAACGGAGGGCCGGACGCGTTGACCCGCGTCCTCGAGCGGTAGGAGGAGCTCAGCGATGGCGAACGATTACGACACGACGGCCCGGAACGTGATGCTCGACGCGCTCGCCGCGTTGTGCACCCGGATCGCGCTACACACCGGCGACCCCGGCGCCGCCAACACCGCCGCGAACGAGGTGTCGGGCGGCGGCTACGCGCGACAGGCGATCACGTGGAACGCGGCGAGCGGCGGATCGGTCGACTCGTCAAACGCGCCGGCGTTCAGCATCCCGGCCTCGACGACCGTGAGCTGGATCAGCGGCTGGAATACGGCCGGCACCGTCCGCTACTGGAAGAAAGACGTCACCGACGAGGTGTTCAGCGGCGCCGGCACCTACACCCTGACCGACGCCGACATGGACCTGAACGACGCCTAGCTAGCGCGAGGAGCTCCTCGAGGTGGCATCCCAGGGCCCGCGTTTTCCGGGCACGACGGCGAGCCTCGCGAACGCCGGCACCTCCGAGAACGCCGAGGCGTGGGTCACACCCGGCAACATCGGCGCCGACGACGGCTCGACCTCCTCGATCAC